ATTAGTTATAGTAATTGTGACAGGTATGTCCGGGGCTGAGTTTTTAGATCATATAGCTTTAGCACTTGACAAAGCGCAAGAACTAGTATATAATGTAAAAAGTGAGGTTAAATAATATGAACAAATATGTAAAAATAATGGGTGCAATCACCGTATCTTTATTGTTGACTAATTGTGCGTCACAATATAAGATTAAGACAGAGAAGTCAAAAACATTAAAAGAAGTACCGAAGTGGTATGTTAATGACTTTACTGATAAGAAAGCGTGTAATACACCAACTTTTGGTAAGAACAAAGACAGAATGTGTATCTTTGGTGTTGGTACTGCGGTATCGCCAGATTTACAATTAGCAATAGAAAAGGGTATGATGGTTGCGAAATCAGAATTAGCTGATATTGTTAAAGGTGAAATGAATAAGTCATCAAAAATATTCATCACAGAACTTGGTAAAAATCATAACAAAACTACTGTGTCAGAAGTTGAGTCTACTATCGTAAACTTAATTACAAAGACACCAGTAAGAGGTTATGAAATCTTTGCTAAAGATATAACTATGACTAAAAATGGTTATTACAGAGTATGGATTGGGTTAAGATTACCAATGGGTGATTATAACAAAATGTACAACTTTACAATCTCAGAAGCTGTTGATGCATACAATGTTAAATCAAATGCTAAGATTGCGTTTGAAAAACTAGTAGGTGAAGATGGAAATAACAATATACAGTAAAAATAATTGCGCATATTGTAACAAAGCGAAGCATTTAATTAAGTCGCTTGGTTACGAATACACAGAAAAGAAAATGGAAGAGTTTGATAGTCCACAAGCAATGTTAAAAGACATTGGTAAACAAGTGAGAACTATGCCACAAATTAAGATTGATGGTACGTTAGTCGGTGGATACAATCAACTAATAGAATACTTTGCTGACCTAGGTAAAGTAAACTTTAAAGGTGAGATCATTGTCAAATAAAGACGATTATAAAAACGTAATAGCTTTCCCTACAAATAGAATTGTAGGAAAATCAACTATTGGTCCAAAGAAAGAAGACCAGAAGTTTTTAGATGAACTGCATAAACAACAAACTAAAGAATTTGTTGAAACAAGTGTTGATGATATAAGCTTGTCTCTACTAAAAAGTTTTTATAATATGGGTATTAAAACCGAACGAGGTGAGTTTACCAAAGATTTGGCAATGTTAGTAGATACAATGCGTGGTTTGATTTATAGAGATTTTAATATGAAACACGCAGCGCAAGTTCTATCAGAAGAAATGGTAGAACTAAAAGTAAATAAAGATGGTGGTCAAAGTGCTAGAATTAACTACGACATATTCCACAAAGGTAAATCAACTAGACCTTTCAGTAAAGAGATTAAAGAGGAATTAAAAGATGGTCCAGATTGGCTGGAACCAGATGGAGACCTTGACAAATGAATTCGCTAAGAATCGCCTTCGCAGGTTGTAAAATAGTTTTAATTAAACTAAACTATACAAAGGAGTATATATTATGTTAAATACATTAAAAAACTTTTTTGATAAAGACGAACTAGTAAAAGTAAAAGTAGCTAAAAAAGTTGCAAGTACAGAAACTAGAGGCAGAAAAGCTTTATCAAAAAAACAAAAGATCCTAAATTTATTATCAAAAGGTAATAACGTTTCTTGGACTTCAATTCAAAAAACTTTTGATTTAGAATCACCAAGATCAATGATCGACACTTTAAGAGCTGAAGGTTATATGATTTTCGGTAATAGAGTGGGTGGAAAAAAATACTACAGAATGGGTAGCCCAACAAGAGCTATTGTTGCTGCTGGTATTAATGCGTTATACGGAACAAAGTTCAAGTATAACAACCACAACGTTTCAGTTAATAAAGCTGATCTAATTGCACTTGATGCGTAATTAGAGCTGAGATGGGGCGCTTCGGCGCCCTTTCTTCTTATACTGATGGACATACAACACGGATTACTATTTTTACTATTAAGCACTACATTTGTTATTATGGTTATTAGTATTGCTTTCCTGTATGTGGAAAAAATTAAAAAATGATAGATAACTTAATAATAGAACAAATTGAACAACAAACTTCAGATAAAGAGGTTGCCGTTCTACTTTCTGGTGGTGTGGATAGTTTATCAGTTGCATTCGCTGCTCATAGAATGGGTAAGAAAGTTACGGCATATACGTTTCATCTACAAGATCAACCAACCTATGACGCCACAAAGGCCGCTGAAGTGGCAAAACTCTTTGGTTGGGATTGTAATATCATAGTAGTACCAACACACAATTTACAAAACGATTTTCAAAGACTAGTAAAGGAAGTTAAATGTAAAAAGAAAACACATTTTGAATGTTGCTTCCCTTTTTTATATGTGTATCCAGAGATTAAAGAACACGTAGTATTAAGTGGTTGGGCAGCAGACGGTTATTATGGTATATCTAAAAAGGCTATGTTACATTATGGTCCAGGTAAACCGAAAGCAAAATTTGATGAGTTTAGAGATAACTACTTTGATATAAACAATCAAGCAGGGTATCTATGGCATGAATTGATTGCTAGAAACAATAATAAACAACTCATTACACCATATATATCTCTTCCTGTCAAGGATTTCTTTTATAATATGACATGGGAAGAAGTAAACAAACCATTTCAAAAACATCATGTAGTTACCGCATTTGAAGAATTTAAAAAATTTAAGTTTAAGAAACATATTAATCTACAACTAGGTGCTGGAGTAGATACGTTATTTGAAACACTAATAGATGATAAGTTTATTAATTTTAAATTTAGAAAACGTGTAATGGACATATGTAGAGATTGGTCTACAATGTCAGATGATATAGGAGTGCTACAATAATGATTATAATAGATTTAAACCAAGTGATGATTTCAAACCTGATGGCGCAAAGTAGAGGTGATGTATCAGAGTTACCAGATAAAGACGCTGTAAGGCACTCTATCTTAAATACAATAAGAGCTTTTCATGTGAAGTTTAAAGATGAGTTTGGTACATTAGTATGTGCTGCTGATGCTGCTGATCCATGGCGTAGAGATATATTTCCAAACTACAAACATCAAAGAAGAAAAGGTCGTGTTGAAAGTAAGATTGACTGGAGTGGTGTATTTGGTATAATGAGCGATATACGAGAAGAACTTACAAATAACTTACCTTATAAAATATTACACGTGGAAAGATGTGAAGCAGACGATATTATTGCTACACTTGTTGCGTTAAGAGAAGAAGAAAAGTATTTAATCATATCTGGAGACAAAGACTTCATACAACTACAACATTATGGTGATGTGTACCAATATAGTCCATTACTAAAAAGTTTTATGGGTGAAAATGTAGATTCAAAAACATTTTTAAGAGAACAGATTATTAAAGGCGATAGGTCAGATGGTGTTCCAAACATATTAAGTCCTGATGATATTTTCTTAACACCAGAAAGACAAAAACCAATTAACAAAAAGAGATTGGCTGAATGGGCTGATACCAACAATATACCTCTTGGAAGTCAAACAAGAAAGTATTTTGAGCGTAATAAAACATTAATAGATTTATCTATGATACCAGAAGACATTAAAACTAGTATTATAAATAGGTATAGAAACTATAAAGATAATGGCAGATCGCTACTGTTACAATACTTTATAGATAATAAGTTAAAAGCATTGATTGAAAACATTAATGATTTTTGAAAACATATATATGGAGATAAAAAATGGCTGAAGAACGAGCAAGAAATCCTAACTTGATTTCACCGAAAAGCATGGAAGCGATGTCCACAACATCTGGTTCGGGTAAAGAATTAGTTAGTGAAATATTTACTAAAATTAACAACGCAAAAGATAAAGCTAAGAAGATTGAGGTGTTGAAAAAGTATGATACACCCGCAATGAGAATGCTTCTTAAAGGTGCTTTTGATCCAAACATAGAATGGGAATTACCTCCGGGAACTCCTCCTTACATTGCTAACGAGGCACCTATAGGTACAGAACATACTTACTTGGAGAATGAAGCTAGAAGGCTTTACAATTTTGTTAAAGGCGGTAACAACAAACTTAATAAAGTAAGAAAAGAAGCTTTGTTTATACAGATATTAGAAGGACTACAGGTTGAAGAATCAAAAGTTCTGATTGATATTATAAACAAAACTCTTAATAAGACATACAAAGGTCTTACAAGCGATAT